TACTGGCCACGGATTATCTGTTTATCCTCACGGTTACATGAGTGGTGAAGAAAATAGCATTCTTTCTAAAGCAAATCTCCCTAGCCACTCCCACGAAGTTGGTATAACTGGTATTGCGTCTGGATATACTTCTGGTACTTCATTGCGTGTCATTAGAACATCGCTTATTGGTAACGGCAAAGACTACATTCCAAGTGGTGATAATAAGACCGAATTTACTAATACCGCATTCACAAACATATCACCTTATGTATCTAGCAATTATATTATTAGATACAAGAAGTTAAGTGGCGCAGGCATTGAAATTGGACCACAAGGTATACCAGGAACAAATGGTACACCCGGCGCAACAGGTGCAACAGGTGCAACTGGTGCTACAGGATCTACTGGTGCTACAGGATCTACTGGTGCTACAGGATCTACTGGTGCTACAGGTGCGACTGGATCTGATGGTGCCGATGGTGCTACGGGTCCGACAGGACCGGCGGGTCCAACTGGAGCAGACGGCGCACAAGGACCAACGGGTGATCCTGGCACAGGAACTACAACACCATCTACTGGTGAAGTAAACATTGAAGTCAATACTGGTGATATAATCAAGTATTATTATCCTAATACTAGAGTTATACCTGGTGTAGACGTTAATGGTGTTGCAATGATACCAACGTTCAATCAAATTAACTATACTACAGCAGTACAAAATGCTGGAAAGGTTGTAGTTACCTTTACAGAAGGTGAATATACGCTTGGATATCCAATAGTTACACCCGACGGTTTTATATCTGATCATCCAGAAAAGTTAGTATATCAAATTGCACCAACTTCACCCAATAATTTGGTTATCTACGAATCTATGAGTGTTACAGGGCCTGTTTCGCCGACAGATGATGAAAATTATAATTATTGGAAAATGACATGTACTGGTGCAACAGACGATATTGTTGCCTGCAATTATGTGTGTATTGGTACCGGTATAACACCTGCTTACATGAATGGTGTACACAAAATTGACAATATTATTGCCGGATCACCAGGATTTACAGATATCAATCTAGAATTGCTTGTTAAAGTTCCTAAGGGAATAACACCATCTAGTAGCATCGGTATAACTCAATCTAATCCTGCGTATAGTAGTTTGAGTGGTAATATGCAGATAGCAAGTGCGGTTATTAAATTGCCGAATGTTATTGGTTTAACTCACCCAAACTATTGCTGCTTCTTGTCTGACACGCCAAACAACAGTTTCACACTTGGCACAGATGATATGCAAAGACCACTTGTGTTGATGGGCAATCTTACTGGTACTGTTGGTAAGGGAATATATCTTAAAAATGGCGGTAATGTTTTGATTAAACACAACGTCTGGATAGAAGGTATGGAATACGGAATATTTGTAGAAAACTCGACCATTAAAACTAAGGGTGGTATACCAAATGTCTAATTTTAATCAAAAACTATACGTTTCAAATTGTAAAACTGGTATTGTTGTCAAAAATAATTCATATTTTGAATCGCAATCATTTGCTACTGTAAGTGGGTGCATAGAAAGCGGCGTGATGGTCTTTAACAATTCTACATTAAATTGTTCAAGAAATAACTATTCAACGGTAGATGCTGGTGATTATTATAATTTAACAGTGACTAATTGCCCAGTTGGTATAATTATATCTAACAACAGTGTTGGCAATATAAAATGTTATTGTACTTCTATCGATATTGGTGCAATTTTTAATGATAATAGTACAGGAGAAGTTTGGTTTAGTACGTTCTTATCAGATACTAATAAATCCGGCAAATTTTATTCTGCTGTTTATGTTCAAAATAGCAATGTAATGCTTAGAGAAATGAAAGATACATCTGGATGGGGTAGCTTAACAGCATCTACGGGTCCAACAAATTATAGAGTAAATGGCGGTGTAATTTACGTTGTAACGGACGAAGGGTTGGCTTCACCGGGAATATCAGACATTTCTGTGGGTCCGCAGGGTGGAAAAGTTGTCGGCATCAATACTGCATATACGAATGCCACTTTCGATATTTTAGATAAAATAAACACAGATCAATATTACTATCAAAAGATGTCATGATTAATATTACTAAATCGAAAGTTATAATAGACGATAAACAATATGAGCCAAGATTTGTAGAAATAGCATTTCCTGGATCTACTTACTTACCAGACTTGTACACCGGTCGAATATACAAAAGTGGTGAATATCACTATTTCTATGGTCCAAATCTTCAAAATAGTCATTTAGATAAGAATTGGAAACTTGGCGAAGAATTGTTAAAAAATACTAAATCGATCGATTGTATAGTAGAATTTTATAAGAAAAAGGAAACAGATTCTAATTTGGACGACTATATAGATAATAGACGGTCTTTGTATCCATCAACAGATGAATTAATAGTAGCATTATGGGAACACATTGTTGAAGGAAAATCTGATAATATCACTACATTACAACAAAAGCGCAATAACATTAAGTCTAAATATCCAAAGCCAGACATAGGAGAGTAAGTTGATTACTATTAGAAATAGAGAGCAATTAATCGATTATTGCCTACGTAGGCTTGGTCACCCTGTTATTGAAATAAACGTAGACGAAGATCAAATATCTGACAGAATAGATGACGCATTACAGTTTTATGCTGAATATACTACTGACGGTAGTGAAAGGGTATATCTAAAATATCAAGTAACATCAGCAGACATATCAAACGGATACATTACTTTAAGTGCATCTGGCGCAACAGGTTCTATCAATGCCGATGTACTGCAACAAACGCCAACAGAAGCTGGCAAGACAACTCCTGTGCCATTAGAAGATACACTAATTGCAGTGCGAGATTTGTTTCATTTTAGCGCATCTAGCATCAATATGTTCGATGTAAGATATCAATATGTATTAAACGATCTTTATACTATGGGATCGATAAATTTACAGCACTATTATATTACTCAAGAATATCTGTCACTTTTACGCCAGATGTTAAGCCCAGATAAACAAATACGATTTAACAGACGCGGAAATCGTCTTTATATTGATACAAAGTGGAGCAGAGAATTACAAGTTGGTGACTATCTAATTATAGAAGCCTATAGAATTAATGATGCTACTGTGTATCCAGAAATATACGATGACATTCTATTGAAGCAATACGCTACTGCCCTCATTAAACGTCAATGGGGTGCCAACATGAGTAAGTTTAATAACGTACAACTTCCCGGCGGCATTATGATCGAAGGCGACAAATTATATTTGCAAGCAGAACAAGAAATATTAAAACTAGAAGCAGAAGTTAAATCTAAGTGGGAATATCCACCGTTCTTTGAGATTGGATAAAAATGGCAACAAACCACTATTTTAACAGAATAAGAGCTTCTAATGAACAAAATCTGACAGAAGATTTAATCATTGAATCTATTAAAATAATGGGTCTTGATACTTATTATTTGCCAAGAACTTTGGCAAATAAAGATAAATTGTTTGGTGAGGATCCAAGATCTGTATTTCAAGATCATAAACCAATAGAAATGTATGTAGAAAGTGTTAACGGTTTTGATGGTCAAGGCGATATATTATCTAAGTTTGGTCTACAAGTAAAAGATAACTTAGTTCTTAGTGTTTCGAAATCACGGTTTCAAAAAGAAACTAACATGCCTAGACCGTTAGAAGGCGACATTGTATATTTTCCGTTGACAAAGGGATTCTTTGAAATAAAATTCGTAGAACACGAGCCATATTTTTACCAGTTAGGTAAAAATTATACATTTAAACTAAGGTGTGAATTGTTCGAATATAGCCAAGAAGTGTTTGATACTAAAGAGCCAGAAATTGATAGTTATGCAACTTTGTACGATTATCGAATGACACTAAATCTAACTGGTACAAATGTCGGTCAGCCAATCATTGGTGAAATGGTATATCATTATAATAATGGTTCGACTGGATCTACTGGATATGACGCATCTGGTGTAGTTGCAGAGGTATCTAGTTCTTATATTAAGATCAAGGATGTTATTGGATCATGGCTTGCCACTACGTCTAGTGTTACTAGATATGCCTCGTATGATTCTGGATATTCACAGATTTATAGTATAACAGACACTACAGATCAAAATGACTATAACGACAATCAAAATATTCAACAAACTGGCGACCAAATCTTGAACTTTGATGAAAATAATCCGTTCGGAGATACTTAAGAAATATGCTAGAATACTTCTCACATGGCATAATAAGAAAGGCTATAATATCATTCGGCACTTTGTTTAATGATATCTATATTACTAGAAAGACTACTGACGGCACAGAATTAGAAAGATTCAAAATACCGCTTTCATATGGCCCAAAACAGAAGTTTATAGTCAGAAAAGATAGTAGTGATCCAAACCTTACTCGTAATTTCGAAATTACTTTGCCAAGAATGGGGTTCGAAATTATTGGATTAAAGTATGATTATACTAGAAAAACTTCTACGATAAGTAAAGTATTTTCGAATTCTACTGTTTCGCCAGAAACTGGTATAAGAAATACGTTCGTTCATGTACCATATGATTTGAGTGTAACATTGCACGTAATGAGCAAGAATACAGAAGATGTTTTACAAATTATTGAACAAATATTACCATATTTTACACCAGATTACAGTATAACAATAGACAATATAGCTTTGAATAGCAAAGTAGAAGTTCCCGTTTCTATTGCCGGTATACAGTTTTTTGAGCCATACGAAGGTGACTTTGAAGAACGCAAGGCATTTATATGCAGCATTAATTTTATAATGCGATTGCAGATAATTGGACCAATTAAAGAAGCTAAGATCATTAGATCCGCAGATGTTACCTTCTATGATAGATATGCGTTTGATGATTTCTTGAATGGATCAACTTCTTATAACTTATTAGAAACACTTACAGTTTCAGTCACTGGTGGAGCTACTGCTGGTAGTTTCGGACCAACAGGAACATATGAAATTAATATAACAGGACCATATGGATAATATTGATAAGAACCTTTCAGATGAATTTCACATTGAGCCGATAATTGATATAATACCGGCTAGCGCTAATTTACCAGAATCTACTGATATAGTTGGCATCACCGGAAACTCAAATCAAAATATAGAGGCTAATATAGAAATAGATTATGACGAAATTAGAAAAAATATTAAATCTATTATAACAAAAAGTAACGCAGCAGTAGATGGTATATTGATGCTTGCTAAAGAAACAGATAAGCCAAGTGCATATGAAGTTGCGGCAGATTTAATTAGAGCAACTCTTGAGGCAAATGAAAAGCTAATGGAATTGCATCAGAAAGTTAAAGAAATAAAGAATATTGAAAGAATAACTAGTATAAACAACATTAATAGTACAAATAACTCTATGTATATTGGCTCTACCAAAGACCTTTTGGATATCATAAAGAACAATAAATTGCCCATCATTCAACAAATATCAGAACCAGAGCCAGAAAAGTCAATAATAATTGAGCAGAAGATTGAAGAGGTAGTTGATGGCAAAAATAAACAATCCTGATGATAGTTATCTTGGTAATGCTCAGTTAAAGCCAGTTGGTGTACAATACGAGTTTACACAAGAACAAGTTATAGAACTTACAAAGTGTGCAGAAGATCCTGTATATTTTATGGAAAACTATGTTAACATAGTTACATTGGACCATGGTGTAACTAAGTTCAAGCCATATGGGTTCCAGAAAAATATGATTAATACCATGCACAATAATCGATTTGTGCTGGTAAGATGCGCACGTCAGTCTGGCAAGTCTACGACTACTATGGCATATGTTCTTCATTATATTCTGTTTAATAGTAATGTCAAAGTTTCTATTCTTGCAAACAAAGAAGATACCGCAAAGAACTTATTGGACGTAGTTAAATTGGCATACGAGAATTTGCCAAAATGGATGCAACAGGGTGTAGTTGAGTGGAATAAGCATTCTATTCATCTAGAAAACGGTAGTAAAGTTAGAGTTAATGCTACAAGTGCAAGTGCTATTCGTGGTCAAAGTGCTAATATCGTTATTATCGACGAATTCGCATTCATTAGCCCAAATATTGCAGAAGAGTTCTTTAGTTCAGTATTTCCGACTATTACATCAGGTAAAACAACCAAGCTAATTATTGTTAGTACCCCTAATGGTCTTAATATGTTTTATAAATTATGGAACGACAGTGAGCATGGTAGAAATAACTATGTTACCTGCACAGCCAAATGGAATGAAGTTCCTGGTAGAGATGAGAAGTTTAAGAAAACTGTCATGGCCAACTTTCCTTCAAACAAGGAATCAAAGTGGCGGTCAGAATATGAAGTGGAATACTTAGGATCTGATAATACTCTATTACCACCGTCTGCTCTTATGGAAATGACATATTCAGAGCCATTATATGCCAACGAAGAAGGACTAAAGATTTACGAAATACCAAGGCAAGGCAGAACATATACAATGTGTGTCGATACTAGTAGAGGTATGGGCGAAGATTACCACGCAGCTACTATAATAGATTGTACAGAAGTGCCGTATAAAGTAGTTGCAACATTCAAGAATAATACTGTTAATCCTAAATTATTACCTAACATATTGGCGCGTATTGGCCGTCAATATAATGACGCATATATGTTAATAGAATTAAATGACTTGGGCGAAGCTGTAGCCGCAGACATGAA